GAGGATGTTAGTTGCTGTTATGGCGCCCGTTTCTGGCTCAAAAGCTGATACAATAATACCGGCGTTAATCTGTATTTTTTTAAAAAGGTCAGAAGGTACCTGCGTATACTTCATTTGCTCACCTCGTTAAATAGTTATAAATTGCATAGTTATGACTGTGTATCTGCGTACTATTGACGAGTCAGCCTCATCGACTAAAGGAGTCCAGGGCTGGTCTTGCGACAGAAAAATGATTCCATCATCGCACTTGACCGTAGTGCCCCCTTGCAACCTGTCACTGATTTCTTTTGCCTTTTTGTTCGGAATTGCCTCTGATTCTGTGTGGTACCATACGTTTACAGCGCTGGCGGCGGCTGTGCCAGTCCACCAGTTAGCTGTAATTGGTTCGTATGTGATAAAAGGAAATGCGGTATCTTCCGGCACCCTGTTAGACGGATATGCAGTTATGCCGAAAGACGACCAAAATTGATACAGTGCCGCTGTTAGAGTCATGACGTTAACTCCCACTTCTCCGCCATGACCTGTGCTATGTCTAAATTAGACGACGCAGGGGTTTCTTCTTCTCCTGCATTTGATGTAACTCTAAAAATTTTTCCGTCTTTTGTTTTTAATACATCATGATAGCTCAGCTTTACTGTTTTAGCTGTAGTAATTGTATATGTTGCTGTTACACCCTCTTTTTCCGCCACTCTGGCAGACATGGAGGTGTCACGGACTATTGCCGCCTGTATTTTAGCGCCCTCGACCCACTCGGTGATAAATCCACCCTCGCCGTCAGAAGTACGCTTTTTATCCATAAGTATGCAATCTTGTAAAAATTCATTGATTAAACTCATGCCATTTTCCTCCATGGGTTCAGGCGTGCCCTAAAGGCATCTTGCCACGTGTAGGTCTCGCCTTTACTGTTTGTTGCCCTGCTGTACGAATATCTGCCAAACGATTCCGACTGATACGCTCCTAAATTGCCGTTTTTCGCCTGCCACTCGCTGATTTCGTCCACCAGTGACAAAAACGGTTTGGGGATAGCCAGCGGAACAACTACGCCGTTAAAAGTCTCCTCCTGTAACGGAGCAGTATTGCCTTTGTGGTACTGATAAACCCCGTCATTAAAGATAGAGCCGCTTACTAAATAGTACTGCCCATCTTGTAGCGGGAGGCGAATCGCGGTAGCAGAATAACGCAGGTCTTCGGCACTTGCTGTTGCATCTATGCGCGTGTCAAAAATCCATTCCCCGATTGTTATTTTGCCCGTAATTGCCGCCCCTTTGACTGGGAAGAAATTGTGTATGTGATTCATGATTTCATAAAGCACTCAATCAACCCCTTTTATTTTCCGTTCGAACTTGCTTTTGAAACGGCGCTTGATACTTCTGGGATAGTTTCTGTAGTTCCGACAGTAACTACGCAAACACCATCAAGGTATTCTGCCCACAGTTTCATCCCCATAATGGCGTATGTTTCGCCCGTGGCGTTTGTATAGTTGCCGCCTGCGTGAAATCCAATCAGATTTGTTTCGCCAGATGTTGTGTAGTCCAGCCCAAGCTTTTTGAAATCGCTGTCGCCAGGATCAATATAATATAAATCAATATTTTCCACCGGTGTTGCGATGACGGTTTTTGCCGGGATGTAGTCGTCAGGGAGGAGGAACAGTGTAGAGAAACCGAAGAAATCTTTGATATACTGCAATCCAAACATTGTCTGTACGGTAATCTCTTTATCACCTAACCAGTCGTAAAAATCCATTACGTTTGCAAATCCTACGACTTCGGTTACGTTTCTGTTCATTCCTGCAAATTTGTTGAGCACAGCGCCTTTTGCAATTGCAAGTGCTTTCTGCCATTTTTTCTGCGTCCCTTTTAATGTTCCGGTTTTTAAGAATGTGTAAAAATCTTTCAAGACCTTGTTCTGCAGCTCAACCATAAAGGCATCATCTGTCTTTTCAATCGCGACTGTTGCGCCCCATTTTGACACAGATTCAAGGGATAAAGATTTAGCGTATTTTTCTACGACAATATCTTCTCTTTTGCTTTCTACGACCTTAAACTGTGTAAAAGGGATTGCTTCTCCCTCACCCACACTTGCGCCGCCCTGTAAGGCTTCGTCTTTCATCTGCGCCTCGTAGGTTACTAAGCTGGTGCCCGGCTCTTTTCTGATAGGCTTAAAGATTCCTAAGATAGTTCTTAATGCATCCCAATTTTTGTCAAACCTTGTTACAAAATCAATTTCTCTTGCTTTAAGAGCACTATCTGTGTTTAACACAGTGCTAGTGGTTACTCCTGCCATTGTTTACTCCTTTCAAAATCCAAAAAGTTCGTGATTTTCCGCAATCGCTTTCTGACGTTCGCCCGCATCTTTAATTTTCATGATTTCTTCCTTGGTCATTTTCCCTGGTTCTCCTCCCGGTGGGTTTGATACATTAGCGCCTTGAGTCGTTTCGGTTGTAATATAGTCGGCATACGCTTCTTTGATGCCTTTTTCTACTTCTGCTGCATTCTCAAATTTGCCGTCAGTTCCGATTTTTAAATTATCAATAGTCTCTTTTGATGCTTTTAATGCAAGGTTAATTACTTTACTGGACACGCCGGACTCCTCAAGCATCTTCTTATACGCGGCTTCTTTCGCGCTGTAGGACGCTTTCTTGTCCTGTTCGGCTTTGTAGCTCTCAAAACCTGCGTGTTCTTTCTCATACTTGCCTTTCCAGTCGTCCTTTTCGTAGTCCTCCAATTTTTTCTGGAGGTCTGGGACTTTCTCTGCGTCCTCTTTGTATTTAGTGATCTCTCCTTTTAAACCTGTAACGGTTGCAGAGTGCTCCTCGATAATCGCGGAAACCTGTTCATCTGTAAGTGTCATGCTCTTTAAAAAAGCTCTTGTTAATGCCATTTGATTACTCCTTTTCTTCGAGGGATTTCTTTCCCTAAATGACTTTATATGTAAATCGCAGTACTTCGCGATTACTTTCTAAATGTTTTTGCGGCTTTGAGGGATTTTGCTCCAAATCTGCCGTCGATTTTTAATTTGCATTTCGACTGAAAAATGTCTACCGCATCTTCTGTCTTTTCTCCATATTTGCCGTCAGTATCTAATTTCGAGTCGATAGCCCAGTTTAAAAACTTCTGCAATTTTTCAATTTCCCCTCTTGCGCCTTTTAACACTGTAATACCGTCTAAAAACGCATAGTAGCCGCGTGGCGGCAATTTAGGGAATTTCCCGGTGTATTTAACCTTTTTTGCTGTTTCTTCCTTCTGTGCCGCCGGGAAGTCGTGATATAAAATATTTAAATCAAAATTTCCGCCGTTGCCGGTCGAAACCTTGGCTGGAAACACGCCAGAGCTAGTATATTGCCACGCCATAAGGTCGGCTACGTTTGTAGGCTTATAAGATTTGTTTGGTGTCGCTTTAAACGCCATGCGGTTATAGCCTTTGTAATAACGTGCGATCCACCAGTTTTTACAGTTAACTTTGTTTTTATCAATATGCTCCGAAAAATACGACATTCCGGTGTAAACACCAAATTTATAGCCTCTTGACTCAACGACAGTCTGTGCCGCGTTGATAATTTCGGCAATCTTTGCCTTGCTTAGCCCTGCCTGCACTTTGTCCTCAATATCAAACCAAACACCATACTTAAAATGCTTCTTACTAATCTCGTCGAGGATGTCGCATACAAGTTTCATGTCTGACTTAGCTTTCGCCACTGTAGTAGCGTATGTGTAGTTATACACGCCCCATGGAATGCCTAACTCCTCACATTTTTTGTAGTTTGCCTCAAACTTCTTGTCTTTGCCTAAATCCTTGCGGATAATCTTAATGATTGCACCATCACAACCGTATTTCTTTACTTTCTTCCAGTCGATTGTGCCGTTGTATACCGACACGTCAATAATTTTCCTCTGTGTCATTTTCTCATCCTTTCCATCTCAGCACATATAAAATCTTCTGATTTCCGTTGATGATCCTGTG